ACGTTTAGTAACGTAAGCGGTAACTTCAGGGACTTAGCTCAGACCTATGCCCCTAGTGTCTTTGGAGACTCTAAGAACAGAGAGATTGCAGAGCGGGCGCAAAGAGGTCAGTAAGTACTGACTGTTAGCTTAATGCCATTGCCGCCGAACAACCGAACTATCTCATCGGCTGCGGCTTCCGTCTCCTCCAACACATCTCGGTCATTGGTTAGGGCTGCTAGGTTTAAGGTAGTCCCGATGAAGTCCATGAGGGCTTCTACTTGCATCGGATGCATCTGTTTAAAACCGAGGCTCTTCATTTTCGGATCAATCATTCTATGTCTCCCCAATCTGCTTGGATATCTACGTCAATTTTAGATGGCACCTTGAGCTCTACGCCTGTTTCCATAAGTTCTTTGATGTGGTTCGCTTGCTCCGTGCTATCTATGTTAAAGCATAGCTCATCGTGAACTGTCAGCATAGGGGTATGTCCCGCTTGGTAGCAATCAAGCATCGCTTTCTTAGTCTGGTCGGCCGCTGATCCTTGGATCAATCTGTTCAGCGCCTTGTAAGTAAACGCTCTTCTTATCCCTGTGCCGTTGACCCCGCCGTATTCCTTCAGGGCTTCGTCGTAAGGCAGGGGTTTCCCCGCGCCAAACTTCGCTGGCTCCCAGAGATGGAACCTGCACTTGCGACCCAGTAGTGTACGGATCTGTCCGGTGGATGCGGCTCGTTGGGACGCCATCTCTGCCAACGCCTTAACAAACGGGACTTTGTTGCGATGCTGGCTCATCAATAGCTTGGCGGCCTCTGGTTCTACATCTATTTGATTGGCCAGTTTACCAACGCCCATGCCGTACATGATCCCCAGGTTCACGGCCTTGGCTTCCTTGCGGCTAATGCCCGCTAGGTCGGCAACCATCTGGTGCAAGTCTACGTCTGAGGTGTTGTATTCATGGACGATGTCGTCAAGAAGATCCTTGCGAGGCATGCTCCCCACGCTGGCCGCGAAGTGTACCAACAATCTTGGCTCTTGGCTAGAATAATCGAACGATCCCCACTTGTATCCCTCTTCTGGGACAAACAACCCACGGATTAACTTCTTGATGTCCTTATCTCTTGCCGGAATTTGTTGAAGGTTAGGGTTGCTTGAAGAAAATCTACCCGTTACCGTGCCGCCCTCGTCCCTTCTGGTAGAGTGGAGCTCGGTGTGAATGCGTCCGTTGTGCTCGTGCCGCAGGATGCTGTCGATGAATGTGCTGTCAGCCTTGTCGAACTCACGGAGCTTGACTAACTGCTGGCAAATCTCTGACGGGTGGCTGTTGAGCCAAGACTTTGTGAACGATACAGCGCCCTTCTCGGTCCTTGGATACTTCAGGCCCAGCTTGTCAAACATCTTTGCAATAGAAGCGGAGGCCCAGATATCTACGTCCAAGCCTGATGTTGTCTTGATAGCCTGACGTAGCTCCTTGGTCTTCCCACGGATTAACTTCTTGTTCTTGTCCGCCTTGTCCAAATCCACGCGCACCCCGTTGCTTCTCATGTCCAGCATGCAAGGGATCAGGTCTGTCTCTATGTTCCATATGTTCCAGAGCTCTTGGTCCTCGAGCTCGACCTTCAACGCTTGCCACAGTTTAAGTGTCGCTACAGCATCTCGCTCGGCGTAGGCTCCCACATACATAGGAGGAAGTTGCCACATCTCTGCCTTGGGATCGATGCCCCACGCTTTGGCTGCGGCCTTCAACAACTTCTCGTCCTTGCGGATGCCAGCATAGTCTCGAGCCATAGCGTCAAGGCCAAAGGACCAACGGTTCTCGTCCACCAGTGCACCAGTAATCATGGTGTCAATGATCTTGCCTTTGATCTCTACGCCCTCGGCTCTCATCCACCCCGCATCGTAAGTTGCGTTGTGCATAATCACATGCATGTCAGGCACAGCCATCTGTTTGCCAAGCCACCGCATAGCGATCTTGGCGTCTAGGTTGTGACCGTTCTCGTGCCTGATCGGGAAGTACCCTTGGTATTCCCCCGCAGCAACAGCGATGCCTATGATGTGCCCATCCTTGCGCGACCAACCTGGGCCCAAGGTTTTGATGTTTGGGTCCTTAGTCTCAAGGTCTACTGCCACCTCTTTGTACCCTGTTAAATCAGGGAACTCCGTAGGTATATTCCAGTCCTTGTCAATCAAGTCCATCTCACCCTTGAACTCATGGTGTAGATCACTGCCAAACAAACTATTCATCCTTGATTTTCCTATGAAGTGCAAATCTCTCGTCTGCCTCACGGGTTTCCTCAGAGAACTCAGCGCCGAGGGCCGTGTACCCTGCCTTATCCGTCCATGAGTCGTCATGGTCTAGGGTCTCAAGCAGGCGAGCCGTCTTCAACCAGTCCATCATCAAGATAACATGTTGCTCGGTTAGGTATCCATGGCTCATCAGTGCGCCATTCATTATGATGTTCCAGCCATTTGCTATACGACTGTGGTTTGTAAAGGCATCGCCGTAGTCCTTGGCTCTCTGACCATTGATCAGTTCTTTTGCCTTGTCTAAAATTTCATCACGTTTCATTCTATAACCTCCAGTTTATTGTTTCGTATCTTTGGACGAATGCTGCTCGTCATTGGTGTTGGGTGCGCATACGAATAGAATATATGCTGGTCTATCCGTGCTATTCGGTACAGTTTGTTTCGCCATATCGGGCGCACCTTAGTAGTGTGGTAGTGATCAGCGTCGCTGTACGGCAAGATCCCAGGATCCTTTAGTATCTTCTCCGCTAATGCTGTAGCGTTTTCCCACGCCCTCTTGTTCTTGGCCCTCGGTACTTTGCCCTTCCTTACGAATGAGAACTGGCGGTCCTCCATGACCACGCCACATACGGACGAAGGCCACCTCTTGGATTCCACCCTGTTTATTATAACCTTGGCAACCATAAGCTGGGCTTGGTAACTTTCTCCTCGCGCTTCATGGTACAAAGCCAACGCAAGACACATTGATGCTATCATATTGTGTACCTGTAGTTGTTATTAGATTGTAAAATGTACAAAGATTCTCGTGCCCTTGTGACGCCAACGTAGAACGCTCGGTGCTCATCGTCAGGGTACTTGCTCTGAACACACGCCTTGGTAGATGCTGTGTACACCACGCAGTTGTCATCCTCGCCGCCCTTCATGGCGTGGAACGTAGATATCTTAATCCGTGGGGGTGACAGAAGATCCTCGCCCCTACGTTGGATGGCCTCGATGTACGTTTGCATACTGCCAGACACCTTCAACACTTTATACGCAGCAAACTCTGGGCCGCACAGAAGTCCGTACTCTGATCTAAGTGTATCCATACCTATTTCGGCATCAATCTCCAGAGCCTCCAGTAGTTTGGCAGACCCGCGTTTAACCACAGCGTCCGTGCCCTGCTTGGGTAGGCCAGAGTACAATGTCTTGACCCGCTCTAACCCTAGCTTCTTGCCCTGGCACAGCTCATCCCAAGCCATGATGTTGCCTATCAACTTCAGAGATATACTGGGACGGCCTTTGACAGAGTACTTAAACCCTGTGTTCGAAAACCACTTTGCCATCTCTCGGACGTAGGTGTTTGTTCGCGCCATCACGGTCCATGATCCTTCGGTAAAAGGAATATCCTCCATGTGATTAACGAACTCGACCTCACCCAACTCCTCTCGAGCCAAGAACTCTTTCTCTACCCGAGTGCCGATCCGGTTAACGATGGTCTGAGACAGGCGGTGAATAGACTTTGGTATACGGTACGACTGCTTTAAAATCTCTACGTTTTCTGAAGAGTTAACGAACATGCGTACATCTACCCCAGTCCAACGGTGCACTGCCTGATCGTCGTCCCCTGCAATAATCGTTTGCTGGGAGAACTCAGATAGTTTGTGCGCCATATCCCACTGCAACGGGGTGAAGTCCTGAGCCTCGTCAATGAATAGATAGTCCAAGTGGGGCGGTTCCCCGATCTCGATGTACTTCTCAATCATATCCACAAAGTCATACTTGCTGTTCTGTTGCTTGTACTCTTCGATCTGAGCGCCGACCTGCTCCAGCTTCGGGTAAAACAATGTACGGTCTGATGCTTCGTTGAACTCTTGCTCCAACGTAATCATTCTGTAGCGAGCACGGGTAATCATCTGTAGGTACTGGGCCCCTGAACCACCGATTGAGGGCAGAGATATGCCATCATCTACACTGGTTCGGTCCTCCCCTTCAAAGTTTAAGCCTACTATACTGCCAACAACCTCATAGTCTGCTATCTGCATAACATCTTGCGACTGCAAACCTAGCCCGTTGAACCCAAACGAATGGCTCGTCCTCATGTACGGAAAATCCACAGGTTCCAACGAGAACTCAGCGCATGATCGAGTGACCATCTCTTCGATAGCCTTGCGAGTAAACGAAATTACCCCGATGCGTGACGAATGTGTGCCTGCTTCCAGTGCGCCTTTAATCTCTTGGATCAAGCGATAAGTCTTGCCGCAACCTGGAGGCCCTAAGATTAATTTAGAGTTAGGTATCATAGTTCTTTGCCCCTTGGTCTGGAGTTTACCCAATCCTCGATCTCGGTTAGCACCCAGCGGCTAGATGACCGCTTGCTGTGCTCGTCGCCAAGGACAATGGGCTGGGGGAAGTCTGTTTTCTGAGCCACCAATTTGTAGATGTACGACTTGGATACACCCAACATGTTAGCAACCTCTCCTACACGGAGGAGCCTATTAGAAGGGTATGTCATCGTTCATC